TAACGAAGCAAGAAGGTTATATGAAGAAGGTAAGTTAGATAATATTGATGAGATGGATGTTGAGTTATTAGAGACAACAGATATTGGTCAATTTGGTGAATTTGAAGGTGAAAAAGTACCTCTTGATTGTCCAGTAATGGTTGAGGCTGAATATCAGGGTAAGAAGGTTCAGTTAGGTAAGCCTAAGAGAGGTGGAAGTAAGAAGTTTTATGTTTATGTAAAGAACCCTAAAACAGGAAATGTAAAAAAAGTAAGTTTTGGAGCTAAGAGTGGTGGAGCTTCATTATCTGTAAAGCTGAAAGATCCAAAGGCAAAGGCGGCTTTCGCCTCAAGACATAATTGTGAACAAGCAAAGGATAAAACGAAAGCTTCATATTGGGCGTGTAGGCTCCCCCGCTACGCCAAATCATTAGGTTTATCTGGTGGAGGTAAGTGGTGGTAGATAAACCATATACACAGAAAAGAATTAATAATACATTGATAAGAGAATTTGCGTCAGATGTAGATATTGATGATTTGGTATGGCATAGAGATAAGAAGGATAGGTATATCACAGTAAAAGAGTCTGGAAACTGGAAGCTTCAAATGGATGATGAAATACCTATTGATTTAGTTGAAGGTGAAGTTTATTTTATACCTAAAAATCATTACCATAGAGTTATAAAGGGTGATACAACATTAGTTGTTGAGATTGATGAAGTTTGTGGTTGCAAAAGTTGCAACTGTGATAAAATGAAAATATAAAAAGTGGGTATGAATGTCTCAAACACAAAAAAATATTGATTTTTTGGACGATATTATAAATAATCATCCAGTATTAAAGTTTCCACAAGAAAGAAGTGCATTTGATTATATTGGTAGAGAAAAAAAATATTTAAAACCATCAACAAAAATGATATCATTGTGTACTCAGGTTCAACAAGTTTTTTATAATGAATTAATAAGAGGTTTTTCTGAGATTAACAATAGAAAAATAAACTATATGGAGATAGGTCTTTATTACGGAGCATCATTAGTTTCTGTTTTAGCTAATAATTTTGATTGTTTAAATAAGGTTGTAACAAATGATATATTAGAAAAAGATAGTTCTTTACATTGGAGACATAACACAGTTGAAAATTTTATGAATGAATTTTTTAAAGGGTTAAATAAAACAACTGGTAAAGAATATAGTTTTACAAATAATGATAATATATATAAACTTAGTGAAGATTTGGATTTAACGCTTATTGTTGGTGATTGTTGGAAAATAAAAAATCAAATTTTTGATGAGTGGGGTGAGGAAAAAGTTGATATATACTATTATGATGGAGATCATTCACAAAAATCACAAAGAGATGCTATTATAGAGTATTCTGATTGTTATGCTGACGAATTTATATATTTGGCTGATGATTTTGATTCCAAGGATGAAAAAGGAAATTATCAAGTTCAGTTAGGTACAAAAGAGGGCATAGAATGGCTTATTGAAAATGGTTATGAATTGCTGTATGAAACAAACACAATGAATAAGAGCAAGGAAAGAAACTCACTTGATGGTTGGGGTGGAGGTATTTATATATCTTATTTAAAAAGAAAATGATGGAGACAAAATAATGAATTTATCAAGTTTATTTAAAGCTTGCGATAATAATAATCAATGTAGGTCAAGTATGCAAAAAGAACCTAACAAAAAGGATGCGGTTTTTAAATTAAAAGATATGTTAGATGTTGAAGAAGATACTACTTCTAATACAACTACAACGCAATCTAATAATGTAAAAAACAAAAAAAATATTGGTTCTAAGAACAAATCTAGTTTTAATAAAGGTAAATCATTTGTTAAAAAGATAGCGTCTGCTGTGAGTGAAAATGATGTAGAAGAAGTAGCTCCTCCTGGCGCTAATTATGAACGTATGGTAAAACATTTGAAGGATAAGTTTGGTGATGACTCACCTGTTCCATATCAGATTGCTTGGACAAAGTATAAGAATAGAGGTAAGAAATAAGTAAGAAAGGGTTTCTCCTATGTATAAGACAATTAAAAACAAAGATGGAGAAAACGAAGTGCCAGAAATAAGTGATGACATGCACTTAGCTATTCCCCTTAGAAATATTATAGCTATGATAGCATTTACAGCTGTTGCAACAATGAGTTATTTCGGTATAATGGAAAGAATAAATGTTTTAGAGCATGAAATGGAAATGAAAACAATGGAGATATCCCAAAATTCTGAGTTTAGAGTAAAATGGCCAAGAGGCGAATTGGGTTCCCTTCCAGCAGATGCAAGACAAGATATGTGGATTGAAGGATTGCAAAGAAATGTTGATGAGCTTAGACTTATGCAGAACAAGATACATGAACTAACAATACAAGTTGGCACAATAGAAAGAGTTGTTGAGATAAAATCTGAATAGAGAAATATTATGAATAGTCGAGAAGATATAAAAAAAATACTAAAAGAGGAAGCTTTAAGGATTATACAAGAGGGAAGATACAAAGGTATAGAAGAGCTTGTATTTGATATATATGAATTTCAAAAAAGAGGTAATGAAAAAAGATCTGAAGAAATTTATGGTATTTTGTTTCCTAGATTAGCTGCTGTTGGTTTTGAAAGAAGACAACTTATGCAGATGAAAGCTGAATTAAGGACCATAGATAACGAAAAAGAAGTTATAAAATTTATCGCTAAGTGGAAATTGCATGGTGATGAACTAGAAGAACAATTTATTCATGTTTATAAAATAATTTTATCAATACCTTTTACGACAACTAAAAACAAAGATGAAAAAATAAAAGAATTAAAATATTTTATGGCTTCAAATGGTATTAAGAATTTAGGTTATAAAGAATTACCAATTTCTCTCATTTCTGTAGCTGGAAGTTTAGGTGAAGCTATGAACTTTAAAGTATTGATTAAGGTAAAAACAAAATATAGTAAATCTGATTTAGAAAATATATTTCAACCAAAATATAAGTTAGAAAAGGTAAAAGAGTTTAAGGATGGCTAAAAAAGGTATTAAAATAATAAGTGATTTAGTTAAAGAAGCTCCAAATATAGCTAGACAACGCTCAAATATGGAATTATATGAAGCTATTAGAGATAATAACTTAGTAGCTATATCATACAGAAAATTAGAAACAAATAGAATAGTACGAAGAATAATTGAACCTTATGAATTTAAAGAAGAAGAAACAGGTTTATATTTATATGCATATGATAGAACGGGTAGGAAAAGAAGTACTAAGTCATTTTTAGTTAACAATATATTGTCTGCTGTAAAACAGGAAAGAACTTTTACCCCTAGGGTATTTTAATGGATAAACAACAAACAGAAGAATATATAAAGTGTCGTAAAGATCCATCATATTTTATGAAACAATATGGTAGGATTAGACACCCTATAAGGGGTATTATACCATTTGAACTATGGGAATTTCAAGAAGATACTTTACAAGAGTTTCTTAAGAACTCTTATAATATAGTTCTTAAGGGTAGACAGCTGGGTATATCTACATTAGTGGCTGGATATGCGGCCTGGTTGTCAAACTTTTTTAAGAATAAAGAAATATATATTCTTGCCACAAAAAGAGACACAGCTCAAAACATGGTAGATAAAGTAAGAGTTTTCTTGGAAGGCATACCAGAGTGGATGAGAGCAGATTTTGTAACAGATAATAAACAAAGTTTAGAACTTGATAATGGTTCAAAGATAAAGGCATCAGCATCCACACCAGATGCGGCTCGTTCAGAGGCATTAAGTTTATTAATTGTTGATGAGGCCGCATTTATAAATAAAATGGATAGTATATGGGTAGCAGCTCAACCTACACTAGCTACTGGTGGTGATTGTATAGCATTATCTTCACCAAATGGAGTTGGTAACTGGTTTCACAAAATATATAATGAAGCCGAAGCTGGTATTACAGAAAAAATAGGTAATAAAATAGTAGGATTTAATCCAATCAAATTACACTGGTCAGTTCATCCAGATCACGATGATGAATGGGCAAGAGAGACGCGTAAGAAGATTGGAGATCAAGCTTTTGCACAAGAACACGATTGTGATTTTGTACAATCGGGTAATAATGTTATATCACTCAAGGCACTAGAGTGGTATTTAAATCACCCTACAGAAGAAGAAACAGCCGATGATGGTTTTAGACCATTTGTAAGAGAACCCCAAGAGAAGACATGGGTTGATAAGGGATTGTGGGTGTGGAAGTATCCCGATTATTCAAAGAAGTATCTTATATCAGCGGACGTAGCTCGTGGAGATGGAGAAGATTATTCAGCATTTCATGTTATAGATATTGAGAATTATGAGCAAGTTGCTGAATATAAGGGTAAGGTAGCTACGGATGTTTATGCACACTTATTACATAACACAGCCGTTCAGTATAACAATGCATATATCATTGTTGAAAATGCCTCAATGGGTCATCATGTCGTAATGAAGATAGTTGAGATGGAATATAAGAACATATATTGGACGATTAAAGATTTAGCGAAGTTACACGAGAGTAATGCAAGGGATCAATTATTTTATGATCCATATAATCCACCTAAAAATGCTGTCCCTGGATTTACGATGTCATCAAGAACCCGACCTGCAGCTATTGCACGTTTAGAGGAAGATTTGAGACAGCATGAGTTTATCTTACACTCACAAAGAACGTTGAGTGAATTAGATACTTTCATATTTCATAATGGCAAGCCACAAGCTTTAGATGGTTATAATGATGACTTGGTAATGTCATTAGCGATAGGGATGTATGTAAGGAGTACAACAATAAGATTCACTAATGCTGATAATGATTTGACGGAACATTTGATGTCAAATTTATCTTTTAATCCAGTTCCTTATGAGTTTGGAATAAGTAGTAGTAATAGTAATCAAAACAATACTTATACAATGCAAATGCAAAATGGTCAAGTTGAGGATTTAAAATGGTTATTGTAGTTGTATGAGTATATTTATAACTATAAGCTGTTTTATTAAATTAATGGGGTTTATTACATGGAAAACAATAACTTGGGTGATTGGCAACAATATCAAAAATATGTATTAAATGAATTACAAAGACATAATGCATTATTAGAGAAAATGAATGATAAAATTTCTCATGTTGATGCTGAAATAGTTGGCTTAAAGGTTAAGTCTGGCTTATGGGGTATGTTGGGAGCGGCGATTCCTATTGCTATAGCAATGTCTTTAAAGATATTTAACTTAGGGTAAGAAGAGGTAATATATGGCTAGTAAGTTTGACACACTAAAGAAGATATTGACTGGTGGTTCCGCACAATATAAGGTTCCAACAGAACGTCCATCCATGAGAACCCAGAAAAATGTTTTTGATTCTTTCCAAAAAGCAGCTTCTTCTATATATCAACAGGGTCTTGGTGGAGGTATAGAAAGGGCCGAACGATATAGAGATTATGATGAGATGGATTTATATCCAGAAGTTGCGAGAGCTTTAGATATATATGCTGATGATTCTATGGTTTATGGTGTTGAGGGAAATGTTTTAGATATTTTTTCTGAAGATAATAAAATAAGAGAAGAATTGGAAGAGTTGTATTATGAAAGATTAGATCTTGATTTTCATTTATGGACATGGATTAGAAACATGGTTAAGTATGGAGATCATTTTAATCTTTTAGATTTAGTTGAGGATGAGGGTGTATTAGGCACAATAGCGTTACCTGTGAATGAGATAGTTAGAGAAGAAGGATTTAATAATGATCCAAACTCTTTGAGATTCAATTGGGTTGGACAGGGTAACACATCTTTTCAAAATTATCAAGTATCGCACTTAAGAATATTGGGTGATGATAGATTTCTTCCATATGGTAGAAGTGTTTTAGATTCTGGTCGTAAAGTATACAAACAACTTATAATGGCAGAAGATGCCATGTTGATTTATCGTATTACTAGAGCACCCGAACGCAGAGTTTTTTATATTGATGTAGGTAATATCCCGCCAGCACAAGTAGATACATATCTAATGCAAGCAAGAGATAAACTAAAAAGAACACCTATGGTAAATCAAAAGAGTGGCAATCAAGATATGAGATTTAATCCAGAGTCCATATTAGAAGATTTCTTTATTCCTGTTCGTGGAGATAGAGGTAGTAAGATTGAAACACTTCCCGGTGGTGAAAATGCTGCAGCTATTGAGGATATTCAGTATCTACAAAATAAGTTGTTTATTTCTCTTGGTGTTCCTAAGTCATATCTTACAGCAGCAAGATTTAGCTGGTAAGGGTACATTAGCACAGGAAGATATTAAATTTGCTCGTACAATACAAAGAATACAAAAGATAGTTGTGAGTGAATTAGCTAAGATAGGTCTTATTCATTTATATCTTAGAGGTTATGAAGAAGCAGATATATATAATTTTGATTTGAAGTTAGCTAATCCATCATCCGTTACAGAGATGATGAATCTTGATTTAATTGATAAGAGGTTTAGTATTGCTTCATCTATGGCTGAATCACCTCTTATATCTAAACATTTTATTCAAAAAGAGGTTTTACAACTTTCAAAAGAGGAAATAAGTGTTATTAAACAAGAAAGAACAGAAGAGGCAGCTGCAGATTTTCAAATAGAACAAATAAAAATGGGAGCTGAAGATCAGTCACAAAATATTGATCAACAACCTACTCAACAACCTCAAGATATAGAAAATAATAGTGATGATGAAGAAGATTCTGGTGAAGTAGAGGAATATAAATTTAAGGCTTTTAAGAATACAGTTCCATATGATCCTTTAGGTACAGATGAGTTAGAAGGCTATCCAAAGTTTGATAGATTTGAAAGAAATTTTGAAAATTCTATTAATACTAAAGACGGTTTTATAAAAAACAATAAAACAATAAAGAAAAGAACGGATATTTTTAATAAAACAATCACTGAGATTATGAAATTCGATCGCGAAGCTAATAAAATATTTGAAAATATCAAAAAAGATAAAAAAGAAAACAAGCTATCTGATACAGCAAAGTTGTATTTTATGGTGAAAGATTAAACTTTTAATTTTTTATTTTATATTTATATAAGAGTAAAACTATATAATTGGGGTTAAATTTATGAAACATAATAAGTATAAGAATATTGGAGTTATATTTGAATCTTTAATTCATTATGCTGTTAAGCTTATATCTGAGGGTAAAACCAGTAAGGCTTCAAAAATAATGAGTATAATTAAGAAGAATTTTATTAATAAAACACCAATATCTGAATGTTATAGTATATATTCTCAACTTCTATATTCGGAAGCTATTAACTATTATCATGCTAGTAAGTTTTATAATAGATTGATTAAAGAGCATAATAAATTAAATCACGATATTATTAATAGAAAAATATCTATAATGTTTGAAGAATTAAAGGAAGATTTTAATATAAAAGAAATAATGGATAATAAGATTCCCAATTATAAGTTATTTTCTAGTTTTAGAATAGCTTCTGGTCAAGAAAATCAATATATGTCATCAAAAAATTCAATGATGGTTGAAACAGTTATTTTAGAACATTTGGTTAATAATAGTGAGTTAAAGAAATTAAGTGAAAATAATATTCAAATTATTTCTTACCCCAAAGAACAGCAAGAAATAGATAAATTAGCTTTAGCTATTGCTTTTAAAAATTTTGAAAAAGAAGTTTCTAATAAGTTAACAAAAGAACAAAAAGAATGTTTCATAAAATATTATTCCTTGCCAACAAATGAGTTCAAGTCATGGTTAAAAAACGAAGTTAATAATATTTTAAACGATATATCTGATAAATGCTTAACTATGGAAAATGAAAAAGTAAAAACAAAGTTAGAGTTGTATTTTGAACGTTTAAATAAAATAAATCAAAACCTGGAATTGAGTTCAGAAAATATAACCGATATAATGCTAGGTTTTGAATTAAAAGAAAATTTAAGATTAATATAGGAGCAATTCAATGCACAGCGGCCAATTTTCAGAAGAGAACGTTAGACCTTTAGCTACATTATTAGAGTTACATAAAACACATGCAAGTAAAATATCAAATTCGAGTGATTATAGAAATGACACCTTCAAACCATCTGGCGGAGCTTGGAATGATTACGGT